TTCCCTCTGTAAATGCTAATTCTGCGTTAGCTAATGATGTGGGTGCTGACGATCCAGTAGATCTTTTAATTCTTAAGGTGTTTGCCATGTTAGAAGTTTCCTCCGTCTACAAGATTTTCAACGGTGCGAGTTTGATCTGCTTTAAATGTACCACTACTTTGATCAAAATACACTACAGAGTTGTTTACTTTATTGTTGTCATTAAGTATTGAACCAGCAGTGCTAAATTGAGGACCCTGAGGACCTCTTGTCGCTACCGTAACAACATTGGTATCACCATTAACCGTAACGGTGTTCCTTTCGGTGGTGATGTTAACTGAACTCATGTTGAAGTGTAGCCCTCGCTTACAAATATTGTACCTTCTAAATAATATTGTTTCGACCCTGCTCCATCAATTAATAAAACATCATACTTTAAAAGATCAGGAGTAAATGTAGCAGTTTGAGTATCAGTAAGACTAATACTTACAGATCCAGCAGATCTATCGGTATAAGACACAGAAAAATCAGCATATTTTGTGGTGCGTGTTTCTTCCCAAACCTGTGCAGCTACAGTAAATCCAGTCAAATTAATTGCAGCATTATTAGAATCCTTAAAAATAAGCGGTATTGTATGATCCGATCTTCGTTGAAGCGTAAAATTATATATCCCAGGTTCGATTGCCATTGCTTTTTACCAAGAAGAAGGTTTACCTAAAGAAACTTTAGGTGTTTGACTCTCAATTATTTCATTTTTCATCTTTGTTTCCAATTCAGCTACGATTGAATCTCCCAATGCTGTTTTTACCCAACCAATGACTTGAGATTCAGTAAGACTTTCAAAAGGAGTTACAGTACTACCTTTGTCAAATCCATGCGTATTAGTTCTGACAGATTGATGTCCTTCAGAAGAAGTGCAGACCACTTTATAATGAACACAAGTAACTAAACCCTGATCTGGGTTATTTGTGTTGTATTCTAAAGGTCCTTCTGGGTGATTTAAAGACCAAACAGTTGTATAGGTCGGATCAGCCATTTAAAGGTTCAGTTACAGTTTCTTCTTTAGGCATCATTTCTTTTACAGCATCTTCTTTGCCTTGTAAATAATATAATTCAGCTTCGCAGTTTTTTGCTGCTAACTGAGCTTGCTGTAAATTTGTTTGTAGTTGCTGTCTTTTTTCAGCAATTTCTTTTAGTTTCTTTTCGTGATCCATAAAAAAAGATATTTAAAGTAAATATAGCTTGAAAACAAGTATAAGTCTATTTAGATTCTAGAGTTTCTACTCTGGCAATAAGTTCCTGTAACGCTGCCACCGTAACAGTTATTAATTTTGTTGGGTCAAGTTTTTGCATTTTTTCTCCATCTTTTTCTCCTATTACTGCTTCTGGACAAACTTCAGAAACTTCATGTGCTAAAAATCCATCATATGTATTAAATGATTTTGGATTATCTTCTTTAGCTTTTATAAAGTTATATCTTTTAGGTTTGAGTTTTTTAAGTCTTGTAATACCATCATCAATATCAACTATATTTTCTTTAAGTCTGTAATCAGAATCTCCAGCAATAACAATACCAGTACCGTCAGATTGTATTTCAATACTTCCCTGTTCAACACCAGATTTCCTAAATATTATCATCTCACCACCGTTTGAATTGCTATTTAGTTGCAATGTTGGACTAGCATTAGCTCTACTTATATACAGACAATTAGCATTTTCAAAAGCAAAACCTGTTGTTGTATTGAGTGAACCTGGTTTATTTCCGTTAGTTGCATCATCTTGATTTATCCTTACATGACCTTCATTAGTAATAACCATTTTTGTTGTTGAACTTCCAGAGCCAGTATTTGATGCTGTAACAAAAACAAGTCTTCCAGCACCAGCCGAACCATCATACCTAGTGGTTACAGAACCCATGTCAGTCGCATTACCATTTACTGTTCTAAAACCACCTATTATATCGCTACCACTAGGAGTCCCGTCATGATTAAAAGTTATACACGGTCTTTGTCCTGCATTAGTACCAGAAGTTATGTGCATTACACTATCATTCTGAGGAGTACTGCTGCTTCCAAACATGAATTTACCTGAGGTAGCAGTTATAAAACGAATATGTTTAGCACCATCTTGATTCTGTATAAAAGAATGTCCAGAGGAAGTTACACCAAATAAAGAACCATTAGTAGATAAAGCACCTGTGACTGAATTTGTAAAATGTGCCATTACAGTCATGGCAGAATTTCTATGTGCTCTAAAAATACTGTTGCTGTAGTAACCTACTGCTGTAACGTCATCTGCCAATATCAAATTTGGAGAATTAGGTATTCTAAGTTTTATTGTTGTATCATGTCTTAAGTCAAAAATATTTGCTGTACTTGTAGTTTGACCTCCATTTAAAACTATATTTGCACCATTATTAGAAGTACCCCCTGATATAAATAAACGACTTGTGTTATTAGGTCTAACAATATCAGTTAAAGTATCTAAAACCGTTGTAGATGTACTAAGTAAACCTAAATTTGCTGTTGTTATATCTCCTATTGTTGTATCTCCGCTTGATGAACTGGAAGTTGCAACTTTTAATGTATTTCCTTCAATAAATAACGTACCAGCTACAGCATAACTTGGTCTTGTAGATCCTTTATTTGTTGTTAACACTCCCTCTGTAAATACATTATTAAGGTCTGCTAATACATTCGCTCCTGTATCATCAGCTATTGTGTAATCAGTAGGTCTTGCCATTTTTAAATACTTTTTATTTTATTTTACACACCTTTGCCGAAACCACTAGCATTGTATGAAAAAGTCTTATCTATAGTATTACCATCTTTATCTTTTATATCTATAGTAAAACCTGTACCGCTTATATTACTTAAAACAAAAGATTGAGCAAAAGTCTGATTATCTACAGTTATAGAAATTTGAGGTTTATATGATCCAGTTGTTCCAGCAGATAAATTAGGTGCTCCTGTAAAAAATGGGGATTGAAATGTAACAACCTTGGGTGCTGGATTACCTTGTGCATTTTGTGTTCTTAAAGCATTTCCACTAGCATCAGTGCTTGCAAATTCTGATCTGAAAGGAAATATTAAATTATAACCAGCTTGTATTACTCGAATATTTTGTATCGTAGAAGTAGATGATAATTCAAGACTAAATTTTAAAAACTTTGTAGTAAACGTACCACTTCCTAATAATAATGGCTCGCTAAAACTGGAGTCACTTGTTTTTTTAGTTTGAACACGCATTTTGCAGTTAACTTTATCGGCTGGTGATCCAGAAAAATTACCATCTTTTGCATAGTTATTCCAGCCTCCATCTGAAGGGCCACCTTTTGAGGGAGGTGGATCTGGAATTAATTGTGAAATAGTCAGTGCATTTATAAATTCACCTTGAGTAACTAATATTCTTTCGACATTAACAACAAAATCATTTCCTAAATTATTTGGATCTAAATCTATTTCATTTTCAAAAGTATAAATTCCAGTGCTGTTAGTAGATGACAGAGCAAGGTAACTTGTGCTAGACGGAACAGCAACATTAGTTTTTGCTCCTGCAAATGGAGTGCCGTTTTGTTCTTGTACTGTATGAGCAACTTTTGAATTTAACAGACTAGTATTTGATAGGGTTATTGATTTTGCATTTTTACTTCTTCTATTTCCATCATCTACAAATTTAGCCAAATAAGTTCCAGTTAATGCTGCTGTTATAAATTCAGTACTGGAACCAGCAATTTGAGATGTAATATCACTGGAATTTTCCCAAGTAGCACCACTTAATAAGCTGGAATGTTTGATATAAACATAACCACCATGTAAAACATCAGTATCAATTGATTCGTCCCATCTCAATCTAATATTGTCATCTCCAACTAATTCTGCCGTTAAATTTTGAATATCTCCTGGAGGATCAGATTTTCCAACAGTGGTAAAAATACCAGATATTTTGGCATTACTTAATTTTTGTAAAGCATTATATGCACGGACTTCAATTTGATACCCACCTGCAACTGTATTGGGAATTATAAAATCAGGACTAAATAAAACATGAACATTCCAACCACCTACAGTTGATCCACTTTTATATCTATATTTTAATTGGTATTGAGACACACCAAAAACAGGAGGCCATGTTACAAGAACCTGATTAACTGCTTTGTTTCTAATTAATACAAGCTGTTCTTCAACATTTAATACTTCTGGTGCTAATGCATCTGCATTAATTAAACTTATATTTTTTCTAACTATAGGTGTACCAGCGTCAATATTTGCATATTTACCTTCATTATATTTAATTGCTGTAATTACATAATTAGTGCCATCTTGTTCTTCAATATTTACCACCCTAAAAGATTGAGGAACAGCAGTAGTACTTTCAGCGATCCATATATTATTTACTTTCAAATGGTCAGAAAAAGCCTGTGTTTTTATAACAGTACTTGTTGTACCAGATTCAATAATATTTTCTGTTTCTAAAATTCCGTCATCTCGAATAACAGTTAATTTAAAATCACCACCACCTTCCAATCCTAAAATAGACATTAAGTTCGTAGCATCATCAACCGTAATTTCTGTCCTATCGCTACTTATAGCTTTTATTCTGCCAGCTACTCTATGACCTAATCTAACTGGATCGTTTACATTAATAACACTACCTGGTCTGACTACTGAACCTGCATCAATAGATGTTGTAAAAGTAACTACTTCTGACTCCTCTTCCTCAGAGAAAACAATAGCTCTTGCTAAACGCAATGCTTGAGCTTCAGAAGTACAACCAAATGCTTTTACAGTTTTTTCTATGATTCCAAATTTATCAATTCTTGCTTTTTGTACAGGATCACTTAGATCGTCACCATATACTGCATAATCAATCTCTCTTGTTTCATTATTAAAAAAACTAACCCTGATAACTGTATGTCTTTGTCTTGCACTTGCACCAGAATAATTAAATCCTGCTTCTGATACATTAGCTAAACTAAACAAGTAAGTAGCATCTGTTGGTTTATCCTGCGATAAAGATAATCTGCCAGAAGTCCAAATAGGCATACATCTCATTACACCTGCCAACGCATTAATCAGATCATATGCATCAGTAGCAGTTTGTAAGTTTAAATTACAGCTAAACCGAGCTTCGTCACCTATCTTTTCATTTGCATATCTGCTGGCAGCAACAAAACTTTGTATATCAATAGTTGAAGATGTGCCAAGAGTAGTAAAACTGTTTGTAGGATCTAAATACTGTCCAAATCCATATCTTGAATTAGTTAAAAGATCAAGAAGAATCATTGAAGGACATGAAGTCCAAACAGTAACTCCCATTTCACCGCCAAACACATAACCTGCTGGGTAGTTAATTCTTCCATCAGCTATATCTGTATTAGGAGTAACTTGATATTTTAAAGTTCCAGTTACAGCACTGCCAGTATTATTAGCACTAACACTGTATTTAAAAGTTACTCCACTCGGTGCTCCAGTAGGATCAGGTGTTTCAGTTAATCCATGAAAACCATTTATATTTGAGTTCCCATCTTTAACAGTTATAAAATCTCCTAAAACTAATCCATGCACTGAACTTGTTGTCACAGTAACGACTGTTCCTTCATATGAAAAATTAGCAGTTACTTCTAAAGCACTTTTACCAGGTATCCTGCATTTAATTCCACGAATACGATAAGCTCTTTTTGGCACACTACTAAACTGTTCACTATCTACTCGTACACCAACATAAGCACAGTCATCATAAGATAGCTTTTCGTGAAATACTTTAGTTAAACTTGTAATTTTAAAAGCATCACGAAGTTTATCTGTATCTGAAGAATCAGCAGTTTTTCTAATTACTTTTATCTGTACAGAACTGAAACTATTATTAGCATCTAAGTTAATTAGATATTGTTTTTGATAGAGGTCTTTACTTCTTCCAGAAATTATTTCATTGGTATTATTTTCGGAATTGGGATCAAAGTCATTATCAGAGCCGACAACAGTTGCAAAACCTCCAGTGTTGTTTGAGTTAGTTCCACCATCACCATTATCACCTACATAAGCTAACTGTATTTTTAACTCAACTTCCGAGCCATAAATATCACCATCATCTTCAAATTTTTGTAATTCTGGAAAACTTATAACAAGTTTTACAGCATCAACTCTTGCAGGATTTTGTACAGTTTCTCCATTAACTTGTATTGTTCTTGGATTGCTGTCTGTAATAGTTAGAACTCTACCGCCACTTGCTTGAGTACAAGTTAATCCTCCTTGTGCTGTAATTTCATTTCCGCCTTCACTACCCTCGTTTTCTATATTTTGTAGTGGAGTCTGTGAACTAATACCATATCTTGCTCTGAAAGTTACGTCTGAATAATTAAAATCGCTATTTGATGTATTTTGTACTCTAGTTAAATAATCGTCCGATTCTTTATTAATATTTAAAATTGACGTATCATCTAAAAAAACATCAGACAAAGCAGAAGTTAAATAATGACTAGCACTTCTAGCAATACCCTTTTTTGAAGGTGTAGCAAAACCTTCTATTTCACCTTCGGATAATAAATCTAAAACAGTAGCAAATTGTTTACTTTCTAAAGTATCAGGTGCTCGATAAGGTGCTTTAGGTTTACCACCAAAAAAACCACCTGCTCCTTTAATTGATTTTGTCATGAATCAGGTTCTACTTGAACTTGGTTAGTGTCTACAGACGCAGAAATAACTACTGATCCTGTAACTATTTCTCCATATACTATAGGAAGTGCAGTTCCAGGTCTAGCAGTATTTTGAACTCCATTAAAATTAAATGATAGCCGAGGATCTGATTCAGTATTTGCATCGGGAATAGGGAACAATAATTCAGAAACACCAGATAAAGCTAAATAAGAACCAATATAAAAAGCAGATTTCGCAGCAAAATTAGCACCAGCAAATGAAAGCCCTCCAGCTTTAGTAGCAGTTACGACTTTTCCACCAAATAAACCAGCCCCTCCTAACGCACCAAAAGACATCGCTATTAGTGCACCTCCTAATAAAATTTTACCAACTCTACCTCCAGCACCACTTATAACAGGCACAATACTAATATCTGATTGTCCTAAAGGGTCATGCAATTCATCTTTAGATATTTCTTTCTTATTAACTAAAACCTTATAGTTTTTATCTGACATATATTTTTCTATGCCATCAAAATTATAAACTAAGAATTTAACAGCATCAGCAGCAGAATTTATAACAACATCAAATTCATTCTGTTTGGTATAACTAGCTAAATCACCATATAGTTTAAGGGTTCTTAACATACCTATACCTCTTTCCTGTACATTTTAACAACCATAAACTATAAGGCTCTCTACAACTAAGTCTATCTGCTAAATGGTGTAAAACCATGTCTCCCAAATAAATTGCGACATGATTTAAAGTTGGATGCATAATACTCATCAACAAAACATCTCCCACCTGTAAATTTTCACCTACACGCAATTCTCTAAAACCAGTTCTCCATGCATAACTTTCAAATAAGGGATTTTCTAAAAATTCTTCTGGAGACATACTACGGTCATAATCTTTAAGAAGTATATTTTTTTCTTTTTTATAATAATCTCTAACTAAACTCCAACAGTCTGTAACACCCCAGATCCATTGTCTGCCAAGCAGATCAGGAATATAACCATCAGGTTCTCTATAGATCCAATTACCCGTTCTAGGGTCTACTATATGCCACGGAAGCCTACTGTTTTCACAGTTAACCTTATCACTTTCGCTAAATACTAAATTAGTTGTTGGGTGGCTATGAATTATTGCAATTATATCTCCAGAATTTGCAGCAATAGCATAATCCTCTGGGTCTAATACAAAACATTTATCTGGATTTAACGAAAGGTTGTTACATGGATAATAAACTTCTTTGCCTTTGACATTAACAAGTAAACCTACAGATTCTTTAGGAGAATCTTTTTTGGCATGATCTAACGCCTTATCTTTCCAATGCATTATGCAAAAGATCCCAAAGATGGAAATAGACTTCTAGTGCATTGTCTTTTTGGTGCTTTAACACCAATTAAATCAAAAGCTGCTGCTAATTCAAATTCAACAACTTCTCTATTTTCATTAGCTTTACGATCAATAGCATATATCTCTCTAGGAAATTCTGCTAACGGGTCAGGAGTTCCAAGAGGATTACTATTCCCAGGGAAATTGACTGCATCTAAAAAACGTGCCAAAGTTCTTATTCTGGTTATTGTAGCTCCTGTTAAATCATTAGGTTTTATTAAGTCTAAAATAGCAGTAATCGTGCCAAGAGCATTACTTACAATTAATTTAGGTCGAGGTAATTGTCCACGTTGATATGCAAAACCTTCAGCTATTAACGGAAATCTTTGATAAGTATTACCAGCCCAAACTATCTCAGCATTTGAATTAAGGTTAGAACCTGCATGAAATCTATAAACTGTATCCAAACCAGCAGGGATTCCATCTGGATAATGTAATTTTTCTTTTAATTCAAGGGTAAATAATTCAATAATTGCAGAAGGATTTATTTTAGAAATTTCATCATAAAGAGCACTTATTGATTTATAAACAACATTATTATCATTTACATCTTCATTAATTATTACAGGCCAGTTAGGTTCGCTAGTGCCTGTAGTACCAGCAGTTGTAACTAAAAAAAAGTATCCATTTACTTGAGATGCTGTTGGTTTTACAACATCATCAACTTGAACAGATAAACTAGCACTCCAAGTATAAACAGTCATGCCTCAAATACTTCTCTAAATGTTGCCTGTATTGTGGCTCTGTTTAAATACGGAATTGATTTACTCCATGCTTCACATACAAACTTAGATGAACTAGCCTCTCCTGGTGGTTGAAAATCAAAGCTGGCAGTATCATTTGCTCTGGCATCAAGGAAAGTTTCTATAGTATCTGCATCTGTTTCTGAAACATTAAAAGTAAAATTAAATACTTTTGGATTTTGATGTTGGGCTAATCCAAATAAAATTCTATGTTCATAACCATCAGCAAAACGTACTATTCTAGTATTTGGTGCGGATCTTTTTTGCTGTCCATATGTTGGTGTAATTGAAGGAAATGTAGCCATTATGCAAGTAAACCTCCAGGTCTTTTCTGCTGTATTAATTCTGATTGTATAGCAACTGATATAAGACGACCAAGCTCTTTTCCTCTTTGTTCATCACCTTCAACAGAAGAACCAGAAGCATCTACATTTACCACCACATTTGTAGATCCTCCTAACTGGTGATTTGGTGTTATATGTCCACTAGCTCCAGGGGTAAACATTTCTGGACCACGTTCTCCAACTATATAACTTTTACCTCTACTAACAGGTCCACCTTCTGCTCTAAAAATTTTACCAATTCCAGGTAATCCACCAAGAAAAGCATCTACTCCATAAGATATTAATGATCTTTGAATTTGTGTAAATACACTACGAGCAACATCTCCAAGAGTTTTAGTACCATTTATCGCACCTTCAAGAGCATCAACTATTCCTGTTTCTATACTGCTGGCAATACTGTCATACAGATTTTTTACCTTTTGTATTTCTTCCTGTTCTTTAGCTAAAACATCTAATTGATCTAATTTTTCTTTTATTTGATCTTTAGTTATGTCTACAGTGCCTTTCATTATTTCTTGTATTCTCATTTCAGTCTCAAACTGCTTTTCTGACATCTCATTCTTTTTCGTAGCCTTTTCAATCTCTGCATCTAAATCTGCTAAACGATCTATACCTAGTTGTGCTTCTGGTGTTAATTTTTTACCAGATTTACTTTTTCCGACAGGTATTTGTTGAAATCTTTTCAACATTTCTTCCATTATTGCTGTCGTAATCGGTCCAGAACTTCTACCACTTGTTCCTCTTAATTCTTTTAATTGTTCTTCAAAAAATTCTTTTTGCGATCCTTTTAAACTGTTTCTAAACTCTCTAAATTGCCCTGCAGTTGCATCGGCAGATAAACTTTTGTTTAAAAATTGTAATAAATCCGTTAAAGGACCTGCAATAAACGCATCAAACTTAGTCTTTAATATTCCCATGAGTCTATTAAATTCACTAGATACCTCATTTAGTTTTCTTAAATTTTCTACTCCTTTACTACCTACTATCTGTTGGTATTCATTGGATAATAAATTATTTAATTGCTGTACCTTTCCTTGTCTTTCTAGTTG